AGCCTTATAACATCGCTGAACCATTTGTCTGCTGCGTCTCGTCGTATTGCCATGATGTTCCTCGGTTTATATATTGTTGTATATGCGCAGTTATACACCGCAAAAACTGTATTTTATAAACTATTCCATCTCAATTACGTCAATAACTTCATTGGGACCGAAATGATATCCACACGCTTTTAAGAATCCCTCAAACAGCTCAAGCATATCTGTCCTGGTGACATCCTTAGACGTAATGGTATGCTCAATCAGAACATTGGGTGAGCTATTCATGCTGCACTCGTAAGGGTAGCAGGTAAACTTATACGATGGTTTGTCCATCTTTCACCTCCCGTTCAATCAGGAAATCAACGTAGTGCTTAATCTTCCTAAGTGACTCAACCCCGCCCTTATCCTTCCACCGGGTAATGTACTTAACCACGTTACCTTCACAAAAATCCAAATCATTCGCCATAATGTACTCGATAGGCTGAATCGCTTTCTTTTTATAGTGGTCGCCACCCACTTGATTATCTAGTGCGCTCATTCTTCCTCCAAGAGTTCATCGTTGTATTCAATTTTGTCAGGGACAACATCAAGGCAGCGGACACATATACCGTAAGCGCAATCGTCATCACCAATCCAATACTCAAGGACGCTCTCACAGTCATTGCAATACATCCTGTGTACGTACATAGTTTTCGGTGGAAAGTTGACAACATCACCCATTTAGCGCCTCAACTTTGATTTTCACTCGTGAGTCCTCACCGTTTTGCTTATGGTAAACAACTGCGGTCATAGATCGCTCTGCGCCGTAACCTGAATCCGAGTGCCATTGATCGGTAGAGGTAAGGCTGCCCCAATGCTCGAAGTGCATAGAACCTACTTCTCGAGCAGTATGATGGTGTATATGCCCAAGATGACAGTATCTGTTCTTGCTCTGGCTCCACTCATCATCAAGATTCTTAATCACGGCTTGTAGTATTTGCTCGTGCTTCATTCGGTCGCCATGATGAAATACGAATAAATTGTTATGCCACTGAAAGTGAATGAACTTGGAATAGTTTGGCAATACGTTTACCCGTACGTCTTGGCTATATAGAAGGTCAAGGCAGCTTGACAAATGGCAAGCCATATCAGAATCATGGTTTCCCCTAACGTTGATCACAACAACTTCTTTGTGAGTCTCAAGCATCTTATCTATTAATATCTGGAACAATCTGCCTGCAAGCCTAAAAGTTTTTCCTATCCTAGTATCTACGTCAACCATAGTTCCAGCTGTTGTCGTGTTTTTGCTAGAATCAGCGTGAAAGAAATCACCGACATTCAGAAGAACTCCGATCTCAGCATTTCCAACTCTGTTTGATAACTTCGCGGTTGAATCAACCAGCACCTGAGTCGCAATTTTAACGTCCCAGTCATCGTCATCCATTTTAGTTTCACTGTCAGCCAGCATTCCAAAATGGTGATCGCCAATCATATACATGGCCAGATAATCAGAATCAGTGTCTTTAGGCGCTTTAGATGCTGATTTAACGCCGTTAAGGTCGTCAGTTAATCCCTCAACCATTGCATCTATTTTTTGCTTTAAACCTCTTCTTGCCGGTTCCTGAATGACCCACTGTAAAGCTATATCGCCATCAGCATTGTAAGCAGTCGATACCCGCTTGGCCTCGAATCCTTCCATTGTCTCCCGATCAACATTGCGGTGCGGGGCCACAGCTTGAGTCGCTGCTTTAGCTTCCAATCGCTTGATCATCTTATCAACAGTTCTACGGCTACAGCCTAATTCCTTAGCTGCTTTGTTGTTTGACTGATTGTCGATGACCGCTTGGATGACCGCTAAATGTCTTTCGCTTGTGGCAAATCGTTTTAGCTCTTCTAAGTTGATATTAGCCATTTACTTGTCCTGCTTTCGCTTTAGTTCGGTGTATTCATTGTACTGCGGCAAGGATAACATAACACCTTTCTCGGCAGCCCATGCAATTACTTGATCCATGAAAAAGCACATTTCACCTTTGTTTAGGTTTGATGAGCTTTTGATCTGGTTGGTAATTACGGTCTGACCGACCTTGATGTCGTGAGTGCCGAGAAACTTTTGCTTCATCATCCACTTAACGCCTTCTGGCGTAGCGTCTGGAACCTTAGATATAAAAGCCTCTGACATTTCCCGACACCAAACATGAAATAGGGCATTTGATCTTAATGATCTCGGGGCAGCGTATTGCTCAAACTTAATACATAACGGCGTAGAATAATCCCACTGCTCAAGCCGTTTAAGCATAAATGGTAGTTTACGCTCAACCTCTGATTTATTGTTTATTTGTACAAAATCTCCTTGGCTCATAATTTTGCCCTCAGCCATTTATCCGACTTCTTCATAGCCTTGCTTTCTAAGCGATTATATAATCCCTCGCGAATGTTCTTAGGACCAAGCCGCGTATCATCGGTTTGCCTTATCTCTTTATTGGTTATTTCAATCTTTCCGCGCATTCTTGAATGCATGGTTTTACTGTTTACACCAATAATTAAAGCCACTTGTGTAACTGTATAAAGCGCTCCAGTAATTAATTTTTCATGGTGTCCGACAAACGGGTAATGCCTTGGAGTTTTCCCCGCAACTCTTGAATCCAATCTTTTATCAGGCATTTTTTAATTCCCCATCATAGTAAAAG